GTAGAATAGCCATTAGCTTAATTTCCTTTTTAACCACAAGTAAAAGGCATAACAAGCAAACAAATAAATTGTTGCTACACCTACATCAACTAAATGTTCTCTCATATGATATATAAACTCTATACCTGCTTGAACATCACCCATGTTACCGCCTTCATTGATAGTAACATTTTTAGTACCTTCAAAATTTTCTATTGTTTGTTCCATTACTTGTCCTTACATTGACATCTTTTGCCAAATATTTTTTCTATTATTTTATTAAACCATTTTTTCATTAATATGGACTACCTTTCTTAAATTGTTGTACAGGTAACATAACTGCCAATGCTGCTTCATCAAAATCAACTCTTAAAAAACTTGATCTAACATGACTATACAAATATTTCTTAATAGTATTTCTAGCAATTCTTACGTTCTTAATACCATCGTAGGTAGCATCAATTCTTGTCGTTGACTTCATACCACCAGAGGCATATCTTTGTAGATTGTTTAATAAACTAATTCTTTGTACAGGTCTAATATAGTGAAAGTTCATACCCATAAAACCACCTGGTATTGTTTCTAAAGGTAATACAAGTGGAAACCTATCATACAAAGGTAATACCTGTTTATATTTAGGGTCATAATAGAAGAAGTTTAGTCTACCTCTACTAGGAATACCATTTAATTTACCTGACCTCATTAGGGCCGCAGCAGTCACTCTATCGCTAAGTGTAGCAACATTTTTTCTATACCAATCAACACTCTTACGAATGCCACCTTGTTGTATCTTTATAGGGTCTAGTATTGATATAGCCATTTGCTAATATTTATAATAAAAAAGGCGGCCTTTCAGCCGCCCTTTCAAAGTTTTTGATGTGAGAGAGAATTACTCCTCTGCTGCTAATTTACTAAAGTAAGATAACGTATCGTCATCATCGCTAGCAGTTGTCGGAGCGACATCATTACTTTTCGCAACACTACCGTTTTGAGGCGGGAGGTCTGTTTTATCAGCAGTTGTTGCGCTTCGTACACCTGTAATTGTCCTATTCAGTTTCTCTTTGAGTTCATCATAGGTTTTAAAATTATCGGGTGCAAGAAATGGTTTTAAAGGGTGTTGAGTAGACCATATTGATTTAATTTGGTCGTCACTCTCTTTGATTTGTGACACTCCTTCAAATTCAGATTTGTCATAGTTCCAATAACCATCTACCTTTCTGATCTTTAGTTTAAAGTTTGCACCTTTCCAAAAATCAAATGGGTTGATTGGGTTTTCATCTTCAAATGCTGGTTGCATTGCTTCTGTAATCTTATCAAATATCTTTTTACCAAATTTAAATAAGAATACTTTACCCTCATTCTCTGGATGCTTAGGATCAGATACCACTAGAATATTTGAGTAGTAAGATAACTTTCTTTTTCTCTTTCTAGCAATCTCTTTATCACTATCTAAACCAGTATTCCAAAGTCTTGTGTTTTCTTCTGACACAGGATCTTTTTGGCCTAGTGTTGTTAGTGAGTTCTCAATATACCAACCACCAACATCTTGGAATGCATGTGACCATACTCTTTGCCAAGGTAAGTCTTCACCTTCTGGCGCTGGTAAAAATCTAATTACAGCAAAACCATTTCCAGTTTTATCTAGTTCTGGTTTCCAAAATCTGTCGTCTTGGTATTTGGATTTGTTTTTTTCTTTGTCCTCAGGATTGAGGTTAGCCTCTATGGCTTTTGTAAGTTTGTCAAAATTACTTGACGATTGTTTTAATGTTTCAAAGTCCATCGTATTTCTCCTTGTATTATTGTATTCGTTGTCTTTGTGTTACCTGTATAATCGGTATCATTTTTATTTATAACAGTTTTTACGTTCATATTAGCTCTAATATATCATATTACTGGCTATCTGTCAACCCTCATTTAACTCTAACAAAGGTACTTTGCCATAGTGGAAACCAGTCACCTCTATTCTTACATATTATACCCTCAATATGTGTATAACCTCTATCCAAAGCATATCTAAATCTATTTGAGCCTGTAACAACACCCATTTTATTATCGTCTTGCCAAGGTAATCTATTCCAATAATTGTCTTTTTCAATAACAAGTATCGGGTAATCCATACCTCTTTTGTCCAAATCTTTAAATACAGTAGCAAGATATTCCATGTAATTATCATCTGATCTATTTGGTAAATCAAATAAACTATGAACATCTAATAATTCTTGTTTTCTATCTGATATAATTTTAGATGCAGTTAAAGCTTTCATGTAACTCCTTAAAAGTTATGTAACTTAAATTCTTTTTAGTTTGTGTATTCCATTCTTCTATGTTACTACTGACTGGTGTATTACCTCTTATACCATCAGGATTTACTTTTATAAATTTTACTTTTGGAAATTCTTTCATTAGAGTCTCCCATTGTGTTATCCAATTGACATGAGGTATTGGTTTATTTCTTTCATCACCATAGTTTTGTGTTGACTTGTACATATTGTTTATGTTGTCTGTATTACTTTTCAAATCATGTCCTATTAAATATAATTCTTCTAAATCTTCATTTTGTTTTAACGCAATGTAACCAGAGGTAGCACCACATGCCCAACCTCTATCTTTGTTTATTTTTTTATCTACGTCTCTTAAATTATGTGTTTTATCATTTTTTATATCTACCCAACTCACATAACAACCAGTATGATTAATTTTTTTCTTTTCTATTTGTTCGCCACCAGCAATTCTTCTGATAATACCTACTTGTCCTGATATGGCAGAACCATGAAATACATAATGTTGTTTATCACCTCTATCATTTTCATATAATTTAAAATTATTTTTAGCAATTTCTATCTCTTGTGGATTTAGATTAGCATAAACAACACTACTATATGTCATTCCAGGTAATGCATTCCAATCTCTTAACCACAACTCACCATCGTAACCACTTTGATATACTTCGTGCATCATTGGGCCATCAACTGCTGTTAATACATCTGGTTTGAAGTCTCTATACAAACCATTACAACCATAAATTTTACCATGAGGTCTTAACTTGATTAAATCTATTGGTGCTCTACTCTCACCATTACCTATACAAAAAACTACTTTAGCCATTTAAATTTCTCTATGATTTTTTTTATTGGTTTATATACTAACCAAACATCTTCAATATGATTGTCTAGTTTCTTTTCTATTTTATCTAATTTCTTTTCTATAATTTCAAGTTGTTTCATTATCTCTTTATCCATTTATAAAGACTTCTTTCATAATCAATTTACACTCTGTCGCATTGAAGTTTATAAATGGTTTCACTCTGGCCACCTTAAGTGAGATTTCAGGCCATACAACTTTTTCGGTAATTTCTTTATCCCAATTTTTAGTAAAGTTAAGAAAGTGATTAAGCACGACCGCGGTCTGGTAACTACATTTTTTTTGAATAAGTAAGCGTAACATTCTTGGATGCTGTCCATTAGGAGGAATAAACCCATCATTAAAAGAAAGACCACGGCTACTGAAGTCACTAGCAATAACTCCACACTCCGATTTAAAATGGTAAGCAAAGGATTCTTTCCGTTTTTTATAATCCAGGTAAACCCCTCTACCATCATTTGCCAACAGATTACCAATCCATCTCTTACTATCTGAAAGAAAGTTAGCAACAAAGAAATCAAGTATATCAGCTTCTGCATATCTAGTGCTTAGTTTGTGAAAGAAATATCTATCTTTCCTTTTAGTAAATGTGTCAAGTTTTGCATTGACTTTTCCACCATACTTATAATAGTCATATGTGTCAGATGCAAAGTGTAGTTTGACTGCCAAGTAAGTTTTATATACATCAAATCCGCCATACATTATATTGGCAATACTCCACATCTAGGTATCTTTAACATTCTTAAATTAGTTGCTTCTACCTGTATCTTTTCTTTTAATGATTTTGAAATTAAAGATGATACCTGACTTGTATCTAATCCGTTCTTATCACAATACCATACAACAGCATCCATATGTGAAATCTTTTTTTCTTTCACTATACTTTCTATCTTCAAACTAAATTCTTTACTATTCACTATATATCTGTTCTAACAATATGTTTTCGTAAAGCTCTTACAAGCCTTTCCATATTGTCTATAATGTCTATTAAAGATTTGTCTGTGATGAAGTGTTGTTTTTCTTTTAACTTGTCGTATTCTTTTAATGAAATTTGAACCATCGGACTAGGTGCCGTGGCTTCATTTTCCATACTTGCGTCTAATGCTCTTTGTTTTTCGTCACTGTCTGTCATTCTATCCTCCTAATATAGTGGGCGCCTCAACGCTAGCCTCAGCGCCCTTTGTCGACTCTTATAATATACCACACTTTAACTAAAAAGTCAAGTCTGTAAGCCTGGTAATAATTTTGAATTAATCTTTAAATCAAACGTATGGAATATCATACATCTATATGGATCGTTTGGCGTATCTGCTACTGCAAGTGTCTGGTGTTTATCATTAATGTAATATGTAATTACAAAAACCATTAAACCATCTTCTTTTGCGTTCTCTTTACCAAAACTTACATTAACTGCCACAAATTTGTTGTCTTGGATATATCTTTCCACGTCATCTGGACTACCACACATCATTGGCATTTGCATCCAATATAATTTATAATCAGTTGTATTATCTTCTGCCTTAGCGTGATTCCAAACTAGTGTCATAGCAAATAGGAATACTAAGCATACGAATAATATAGGTAGGTTATCTAGTATTTTATTTTTCATTAGCCCTCTATGATAAAATTTGGGCCAGTTAACTCGCTTGTATTTTATCTTTGTTTAGTTCTTCATAATATTTATAAAAGTCATCAATGGATTTCATCAAAGGCGTCATATAGTCCTTGGTTTCTTTTATAAAAGATTGTGTGGAACCATCTTCAGATGCAAGTAAAATAACAATTTGTTCTATCTTCTTACCGAATATCTCCTCATACATTTTAGCATAGGCTGTAGTCTGCATAAAGTAGTTTTCTATCCAGCTTTCTTGTCGTTCTTTGTTAGCAGTTTTAAAATCTATTACCGATAACTTACCATTATACTCAGCGATACAGTCAACTTGACCAGCAATAGTCAATTCTTTACTATACATAATTGTTTCTAAACAATGTATGTTATCAATCTGATCTACATAAGGTTTGATTAGTCTAAAGAGACCTAATGGTAATACACCACGTTCACTTGGTGTTAGACCTTTGAGATATTGTTCTATCAATGTGTGAGTTGCTTTACCACGTCTAGCCGCTCTACCCATTTCCCAATTAGCAACATTCTCACCAATCTTATCTCGCCATTCTTGTAATTGTGCTTTCTTCTGTATACCTAATACAGTCGTTATTGAGGGGTATGCCTTACCGTCTATATCATAAAAACGGAAGCCATCTATCTTCTTACCTTTTGTGACAGGTAGTTTTGATTTATCTAAATCTATAAAATTAAATTTTTTAGCCATTGTATTTTCACTTTCATATTTGTACTATTCATAGTATAACATAATATATGCATTCTGTCAAGTCTAGTTTGACCTGTACAGTGTCATGTGGTCTTTAATCTTTTCAGGATCGTTTCTTAACGCTTCCCTATCTTCTTTTCAGCTAGGAACATAAGACTCATAACAAGTCTTATTACTTTCGTTCTTATAAGCTCTCAATATTTCTTTACGATTTTCACCATCTGATCTATACGAACAGTGTACCCAGCCGCTATTTGGCTCATCTACATTGTGAAACTCCAAAATCATCTGGTCCCAAACACAGTTCTCACTAATCCACTTTACTAACTCTGCATTAGATATGCCATGGATTTCAAAGTCAGCTGCCTGACCCTTCGCATGCTGTGATGTTTTAGATGACCCTATTGCTTCGCAAAGTTCTGGACTTCTATATCCACTAGATACAGATACAACTCTACCAAAATGATCTCTTACTCTTTGTAGCACATTAACACAAAGTTCCTTTAGATTATTCATATGGTCCTCACTAGGATTATTACTAATCCCCTTACGAGTTGCTGTTTGGCTCTTGGTCATTTCGTTTAAACTAAAATTATTGCTTAGTTTCATATTACCCTCTTGTAAGTTTTAATAACTTTTCTATTTGTGCCTTAATGATTGGTCCTCTATTAGGCCAATGTATATAAGGCTCGTCAGTCTTTTGTAAATTATACAAAAATGGTATAATTACTTTTTCAATCGCCTTAAATCTTTTATCTATATCTGCATTCTGTACTTCTTTTGTGATAGTATCTTTTTCAGCAACTATCTGCATTACCTCATTCATCATTGATTTAATTGATTGAACATCGCTTTTTACTTTAGATATTTCTAAACTAGTTTGTTGACCTAGTGATTCAATATCTTTTTTATCAACCGATGGTTTGACTTCTGTTTTAGGCGCAGATGATACAGCAGTGATGCCGTAGTCTTCATCTAAATCAAAGCCACGCATGTAATCTGGTATATCTTTAGCCATTATTTTAATCCTCTTATTCTTCTTTTGTTTTTAGCGATTGCTTGTTCAGTCTTAATTTGTTTTATAGACTTTTTTGTGGTTTGTCTAGCAAGAGCACTCTGTGGGTGCGCCTCACCTATTTTAGATAGCACATCTTTAAAACCACTATCTGTCTTCATAGTTCTATTTCCAACACTCGCTACAATATTTAGTCCTGTATATACCTGTGTTATGTGTTTATTCTTTTTTAGATAAGTTTCCATTTCAGAAATAGTCATCATATCATCATATTGCTTTTTGGTCTTCTTATTATAAAATGTATATATTGGCATTAGTATGAAGCATAGACTACGAATGCTATACACATTATGAATAATAATAGTAAAACATGGTTACCTAAATTCCATAAACTAGTTCCTACGGTACCAGGGTTTTTAGGATCAATCATCGCCTCTTTTTTAGTCATTTCAACATGAGGTAATTTTGGACCTTGTATAATATCATTACCATATTGGTCTTCTGTTTCAAATAGTTGTGGTTGTTCACTCATTAAAAATATTTGTTTAACATTTCTATTTCGTCATCATACTCAGCAATAATCTTTAATTCTTTTTCAATTGTTTCTAATACATCTGGGTGTTCTGCTATTCCAGCAGTTTTTTGTAATAACACTTCAACGTTTGTTTTATGCTTTTCTATATGACCTTCTGCGTGTTTCTTTAACGCTTCAATTATTTGTGCTCGCATTTATTTCCTCCTGAAATTTATTTCCTTTATAATAACCATCATTATATAAACCATCCCATAATATTTTTTTCTCATCAAATGTAAATGGTCGTATCATATTTAGTCCTTCTTCTCTACGCTCTTTTGTTTGTTTTTTAGATTCCTCTAAAGACAACTTTTCTATTTCTTCATATTCCATTTCGTAAACCCTCCACATACCACTCTGGTATAACTGATGGAGCTTTCCAAGTAGCAAAACTTGCCTTCTTCATTACATAGTATTTACGATAACTACCCACAACATCACCAGGTATCTTACACTCATCAGGCATCGCAGGTGTAGCATCTGTACCTATCTTATTAAAGTGTGCGTTTTTAGGTGGGTGTTTTAATAAGTCACCTAACTTTTGTATTGTTAAATGTTGTTTACCATATCTTTTTGTATATTCTAAACCAAGTGCCATCATATGGTTATATAACCACATATAATTATAAGCACTATCCATAACCCAAACGCAACTAGGGTGTTTTAACCAACCAGCGCCATATAACACAGCGTCCATATTAGAGTTAGGGTGTTTGTATGTAGTTCTCTTTCTACCAGTCGCAGATTTACCAATCACCATTTGACCGTCTTGTACTCTATGAGCAGTACATAACATTTGTGCTGATTCTAATATCATCTTAACAACGTGTTTGTCGCAAGAATATTTAGCTGCCTTTACAGGGTCTTTATCTAGGTAAAATATATTCATTAGTGTACCAACTTTCTCATTACATAATCCATCATACCATATTCTTTAGCTAAGTCAATCATTTTTTTATACCATAATGCCTTGAAGTCATCACTTTGAGCGTTGGAACAAGCCTTCGCAAGTAAATTTAGTTTTCTAACCTCTGGAGGTATATGTGTTTTTATATCATCTATTGTCATCATAACTTATAATATACCATAATTTAAGTTGATTGTCAACCCTCTATTTACCTAAATTTGTACCATTAGTTATTATAGTTCTTACTACTGTAAACCCTGGATTATTCCAATCTACACGCTTCTCACACTTCGCTGTCCATACACTATTAGATACACAAGTTGTTTTCATACAACCTGATAGAATTATCAATAGTAATAAACTGATACTAACCTTTTTCATTCCAGTCATAAATCTGATCTAATTTCACTTTAATTTCATCTGGTGACATATC